CTCAGCCTGGGCCGCCAGGTAAGCCTCCTGCTGACGACGGTAGACGTCGTCGAGGCGCTCCGTGTACGGGTCCTTCCTCGGGGTCTGGTCCTGGGTCCTCCCCGCCACGAACCCGCGCAGCTCCGCGAGTTCGCGCTCGCGCTTCGCGTCCCGCGCCCTGAGCTCCTCCAGTTCCTTGGCCTGCTCCTTGCGCTCGCGCTCGCGCTGCTCAATGCGCTCACGCCGCCGCTCGGCCCGAGCCTTCTGCTCTTCGGGGTCCGCCAGCGTTGCCGGGTCGGTGATCAGCTCGCCGTCGCGAACTGTCTCGTCGTCGTCGAAGGGTACTTCGACCTCATCGGGCCTCAGGTAATTTTCAGCCATGTGTCACCACTGATCGCGCACTAGCGCGCTCTTCTTCTTCTTGCCGTCGAGGTTGTGGCAGTAGGAGAACTCTCCTCCGTCGTCCACGACCGACACCTTGCCCGCCCTCAGGTCACTCTGCAGTGTCTCGCTCCCTGTGAGATCGCCATCCCTCATGATGAGGTAGTGCATCGGCCGGTCCAGGATGCGCGCGCACTCCTGCGCGTGCGGAGCGTTGCGGATCGTCCTCACGATGTGCCCCAGCTCGATGCCGTGGCTCACGCAGTGGTCAGCCGCGGTCAGCCCCATCGAGATCAGGATTCCCCGGTGCCCGTTCTGCAGGTCCCGCTGCTTGGTCAGCTCCGGCCGGATGATGCTGCTCGTCCCGTAGGTCTCCTTCAGCCCCTCGAAGTCGATCGGGAAGATGTGGATGCGGTCGAACACCGCTTGGCACTCGAAGGCCCCGTCCGGGATTCCCCACTTCAACCGGGCCTCCTCGAGCAAGGGAGGGAGCCCCAGCGCCCCCGGGGGGCTCATCAGCTTCTTGATCTCCTCGGTCCGACGCTTCGCGGACTCGAACTCGTGATCCACCAGCGCGATCGGAGCCTCCTTGGGCAGCTCCTCGTCCTTCCACGCCGATTTCTTCTCCGGCTCGGGGAAGCTGAAGATCGGCTTCGGACTGCGGTAGTCACCGCCTCGTGACAGGCTCACTTACCCACCATCCCGCGACAGTGCTCACACGCAGGCGACTTGGGAGCATGCTTCAGCCGGTGGCACCGCGACTCCGGGTACTCACCGATGAGCTTGCCCATGAACTCTGTCTTCTTCTCTCCCATCGGCACCTGGTAGAAGGCCCACTCCCCCACCTTTGAACTCGGTATCTTCCGAGGCACCGTGCCGCTGAAAAGCACGTAGTCGTGCGCCTCGTTGCGCGCATAGTTCGTCGCTGACATCTCACTCCTTCAGGAAGCTTTCGAGGAACTCGGCCTCGTCTCTCTCCAACACGTTCAGGGCCTGGATGACCCTGGTCACGAGCTCCGCCCCGTGCGCGCAGTTGCTCACCGCCAACCAGTCTCCCGGCGTACACGCCACCAGGCTCCGGGCGTGCTCCTGCTGATGCTTCTCCGCGCGCAGACGCATCAGGTACTGGCGGAACAAGTTAATCTCGCGCATCAACCCTCCATGACTTGTTTCTAACGATGAGTGATACGCACGTCCGGTCGACCCCGTAGCGCAAAGCGAGCTCTTTATATGTCACCCTGCACAGAAGGCGGTTAGCTCTAATGTCCAAGACATCAACGGCACTGAGCTTAGCCATCCCGTGGGCCTCTCCGCGCGGATTGCGGCTCCGATACCTGCCCTTGGCTATCTTATCGTCCGAGTTGTCCTTGGGCGTTCCTAGAAACAGATGACTAGGGTTCACACACGCCGGAGTGTCGCACCGATGGCAAACGCACATCCCAGGCGGGATGTGTCCATGGGCGTATTCCCATGACGCCCTGTGGGCCAGGAGAATCTTTCTCGTAGAGGTTCGGTCGAACCTCCCATACCCCATCCTGTTCTTTCGACCGATCCAAAGCCAGCACCCAGGGCCAGATCTCGGTGAGACCCTCTCCCAGTATCTCTCACTCTCGTCCCTGGGCACAGGCCCCTTTCTTTTGCGCCCCCTCATTGCGGAGCCCCCTGCTGTGGCGGCGCCTGCCCTGGGCCAGGCGCAGGCTGCGCACCCGGTGGCGGCGCGGGCGGGCTCGTCGGAGCCCCGTACACCGGCGGGGGCTGGGGCGCCGCACCGAGCAGTTCCACCAGGTCGAATCGGTTCCGCGCCTCCAGGCTCTTGCTCACCACCGCATGCTTGAAGGCGAAGTTCCCCGCGAGCTCCTGCACAGCGTTCGGCATCTGAACCAGAGCATCAGCCTCCGCCACGCGCTGCGAGGCCGACGTGAACTTGAGGTCCGCGTTGATCTCGACGTCGTACGGCCTGTCATACATCTCCCTCCCTACGTTGAACTGCTGCCTGCCCATCGGGCCCATCGCCGGGTCATGGTTGTTCACGCTGAACCACTCCACGTCCTCCATGAAGATCGCGTTCAGCTTCGCGTTGTTCTCCAGGATGACCGACACGAAGTCCGCGTATTTGCCAGTCGGGACAGTGAGCATCTTCGTCGCCTGCTCGATACGGCTCGCGATACCCTGCGCGGTCTCCCCGCTCTTGCCCGCCTCACCCATCAGCACCTCGGGGGTGTTGCTCACCGAGTTGCCGAAGCGCACCAGCATCTCCACGAGCTGGATGAGCTGTGGGTTCGCCTGCCCGAAATCGAGCGGCATGATGTCCCGCGAGAGGTCCGTCGCGCCCTCCACCTTGTGGACCTTGCCGGGCTCCACCGTGAACTTCTCAGGGAACCGCAACTCTCCCTTCGCCAGGAAGTTTTTCAGGTTCCCTAGCGTCCCCTGGTCGATAAACATTGAGAGCGCGATGTTGGCCGCCTTGTTCTGCGCCGCGTGGATGCTCCCCGTCCCAAGCCCCAGCACGCCCTGGATGGGCTCGATGTTCACCCCGTGCGCGAACATCCGTATCGGCTCGTACTCGGGCGGGTTCGGCTGCGCCTGCGGGTTTCCGTTCATCCAGGCGGGCATAACCGGCTCCGGGGGCCTCGGCATGTTGTCGAGCTCCCGCGCCGCCATCACCGCCATCGTCGGATCCTGTCCCTCCGGATCGCCCCCCATGCCGGCCCCGATGGCCGCTTGCTTGGTCTGAGCAAGCTCCTGCTCGAAGGCCATCTGCTCCTGAAGACCCTGCTGGTACTGCTCGAGCTCCCGCATCTGGAACTCGAATCGGGCTTTCTCATAGGCGTCGATCCGCTCGTGAATCCCCAGCGCCAATACCGTGTTGGTGCCCGAGTCAATCACCACCTTGCAGTACCGGTCCCGCCCCTGCTTGGGCAGATTGAGCCAGCCCTCCCACTGCACCAGCCGGTACTGACCGCGCGTGTACGCCGTCGAGTCCACCCCGAGGCTCTTGTCCACCGCGTCCCTCAGCTCGCGCGTAAACTGCCCGTCCTCCCAGTCCGGCGGGAGCCGCTTGAGCGTCGAGCCCACGTCCTCCCAGATCCCGTCCATCTTCCGGAGTTCATGCGCGTCCATGTGGATGACCTTCGCCACCCAGGACACGTCCGAGTAGTCCGGCATCGTCGAGACATGCGCGTTGCTGCACACGAACTCGCTCGCCGTCAGGATCTCGTGGCGGTTGCTGCGCCGCTGCGGATCCCAGTAGCTGTGGCAGGTTACGTCCCCGAACAGATCGAAGATGAGCAGGCCTCGGTGCCCCACCTGGCGCTTGAAATCCTTGATGCGCTTCCGGATCTGCCAGTTACCGTGCAGGGAGAGCAGCTTCGCCGTTTGCTCATCGTCTGGGCCGATCGGCACCACCCCGAAGACCTGGGTCCAGTTGCCGAAAAGCTCGAAGGCCTGGCGCGACACCATCCGGATCGTGTTCTCCATCAGGATCGGCACGTGCGCGTTGCTCATGTGCTGGAAAGGCGGGGGCTTCGGGTCGAGCACCCCGGAGAACAGGCGCCAAATCTCAGCCATATTGGAGCGGAACTTCTCGTTCGCGTCCCAGGCCTCCTTGAAGTACTCCATGCAGTGCGTGCCGATTCGCTTCAGCGCCGCCTGACCCTCGGGGTGCTTCTTGAACGAAGCGACCAGGTTGAGCTCCTCCTCGTCGTATTCGAAATCCGGCTCCGTCGGGCTCTCTTGCCCAGCCTCGAACACTTCCTCGGGCGTGTCAGGTTTTTCCATGAGCGTCGTCGCAGATTATCCGACCTGCGCATCGGTGGTATGGCAATCGGAGGATTCGCCGACCTCCGTATCGGTTCTCCAGCATCCCGCCAGAGTCCACGTTAGGCGCGTGGGCTCCATCATGGGAGCCCATCCGGGCTCGCCCCATTGGGCGTACCCGGGCTCCTCCGTCCAGAAGTGGACCTTCTCACGCTTTGCCTTCATGCCGGGGCACGCTCCTCCATCAGAAGCGCCATGGCCTCGTACCACAGGTCTACCGCCCAGAGCAGGGAACAGTCGACGTCGTTCCACCCCCAGGCGCCGGCGATAACGCTCTCAGCCTTCCTCTCCGCCTCCAGGCGATCGTTTTTCACCCTACCATCCTCCTAAACTGATCCACGGCATCCTGTGGCCCAGTGACCACCAGCCTCGGGTATCCAGCCGTCTTCTCGTACCATTCGTTCTGGGCCTTGGTAAATTTGCTAGGCTTGACCCCGCCGCTCTTGTTGGGAGTCTTGACCTCGACCATGACCCAGTGGTTAGCTCCGCAC